TGTCTAATTTTTTTTAATAGCCATTCGGCTAAATTGAGATCTTCTGCCATTAATTTTTATGAGTATCTAGTTTTCTTTCTTCTGTTTGACATCACCTTACCACAACCTTTGTGATATTTTCGTATTAGTTTACCGTCTTTAGCAAAAGTTTTTACGTTAGTAGGTTTGCCGCCCGGATTACCAGCTGCGCGTTTTCTTTTAACTGCGCTTCTTCTTTGCGCAGCTGTCATGCTTTTGGCTTTTGCTCTTGGTACACATTTAGGATATTTTCTTTTAGAACCTTTTACTTTGGCTCGACCACAAGCTTGGAACTTACCTTTTTTCTTTGGTGCGCCAATATCGACCCAATCGCCTTTGGGTCCTTTACCAAACCACTCTGTTAATCCGCCACTAGGCTTTGCCATGTTTTTTCCTTATTGCTTTTTTTCCTTGTGCAAATATTTTAACTTGTTGAGTTTTTCCTGCAACTTTTGATCGTTGTTCACCCACAGTTAATATTTGTATCTTTCTAGCAAAAGGTTTTTTTATTCTCTTAACTTTAGCTACAGTTGCCCTAGCATCTGCAGGGGTAGCATATTTAATGCTAACGGTATCTTTAGGATTCTCGTCAGTATATAGACGTCTGCCAGAACCTTTAGGTTTCTTGCCAGTACCTTTCTTAGGGTCTCTTCTCTTAGTTGGCATTAGGAACTTCTGTAACCGCCACCACGTTTTTTATAAGTTCTAACTAACCAAGCGTTAGCATAAGCTGAAGGATAAACTTTAAATTTACGTTTGGCTTCTGCTTTTACTCTAGCATATAAAGCTGGATTGGTTGGTTTAGCACCACCTTTCTTTTTAGCTTTAGTAGCTTTACCACCTTTTTTTAATTTTAAAGCACTCAAAGATTTAGCTTGACTAGCATGAGTTTTGCTAGCCTTTCTCAAACCTTTAATAACTTTTTTTACAGTTTTTCTATTTCTAGTATTTGTAGTCATTTAACACTTCCACCTTCGTCTTGCTTGTCTTAATCTTGAATTAGGATTCTTAGCTGCTTTAGGAAACTTCTTCATTTGTCCAGCTGATCTAGCACAAAATGATTTACGTCTTTTAGCTGCTTTACTACCCTTCTTCACCTTGCCAGTTACGGCAGTTTTTAATTTAGAACCGGGATTCAGCTTCCGATAAGCTTTGACTCCAGCCGCAGTCATGCCTGCACCTTTTTTAGTAGGTCTAAAATTCTTTTTATTACGTTTGGGCATTTTGCCCTTTGGGCTTTTTCTAGTGGTCTTTTTAAGTTGTGATCTAGTAATTGCCATAGCTCTTTAAGGTGCTAGGGCCGAGGGGAGAAGATTGAAAACTAGGCCCTAGCGTTTTTAATCTTATCACATTCATTAGTTTCCTCTATTCTTTATCAACAACTCTGCTTGTTTAATTCTATTACTAGAATCTAATCTATCACGACCTAAATCGTCTTTCATCTCGGCAATTGTTCTAGAAACATTTAATTTTTCTCTAGCTAATTCTAATTGTTGCATCGCTTGCATAGCGTCAAATTGTTGTCTAGCTGCAAACTCTTGACTCTTACGTTCTACGTCTTGAGCCTTAATATCTAATTCTTTATCACGCAAAGCTACCAATGGGTCTGCTGGTGGCGCTGGTGGCATAAATGCCATATTGATTTGCGACATCAAACCAGCTTGTATTTGTGCTACATCTTTAGCAATTGCTTCAGATATTTTTTGTTGTTGTGCCATAGCCATTTCTGGTGGCATTGCCATAAGCATTTGTTGAATCTGCATAAACTCTGGGTCTTGCATATTTTGCATGTCGACAATTTCTGCAGCACGTAAAGCTACGTGTTGATAAACGTGTGCTTGAATGTTGGTCATGATAACGGGTTCAATCATCACTGAACTTGTTTGTGCTAATGAAATATGCACATTAATATGTGCATCATGATCTTGCCCAGGGAAAGCTTGACAAGGTTGCCCTTTAATCAACAAAGCGTTTTCACTTGCTGGGTCAGTTGGCATTGGTTGAGGTGGTGGTGGCAATAACTGTTCTATGTTTTGCACACCCATAGCAGCATACATTCTGCGATATGCCTCATACATGCCTTGCGGCCCATGAATGTTTGGGTTTGAATTTACGACTTGTAATATTTCATTAGCCAACATAACACGCTGACTCATAGAGAAAATATTTGGATCTGAAACTGGTAGTACATCTACGCGTTCATCAAAATCTATTTGCTTAATCATGCCGTCACCAGCAGAAGTCATGTAAGGATATTCTGGTGGTAAGTAATCAGCGAATACTTTGGCTAATAAAATAAATTCAAATCTTTGTGAAGAATGCAATCTTTTGTGAATTGCTGACATGACTTTGGTACCACGTTCTAACAAAGCTACGGTAGTACCAACTGGCATGTTTTGGTTAGCATCGCCGATTTGCATTTCGGCTAAAGCTGCAAATTTTCTGCCACTATCTACTAAGGTACCGAGTAGATTAAGTAAAGTACCAGATGGTTCTTTAAATGGCAGTGGGACAAAAGCGTCTCTTAAACTCCCGCCTGGAGCATCCATATCTCTAAACTCGCCCGGTTGTAAGGGTTGGTCATCGTTTCTAATACGAATACCTCTAGCCTTAAACCCAGCTGGTAAATTAGATAATGTGCCCGCGTCTATCAACTGTCGCAAGATAGATGTTGACGCTTTTGATAACCCACCAATCATGTGAGTTAACCCAAATCCATAGAAACCTAAACCTGGTAAAAACTTATAATGCACAAAATAATTTATGCGTTTTTTCAAAGGATCATTTCTTCTGTAGTTTCTTCTAATTGATAATACTTCGCTATTGGTAGTTGAAAGCGTAATTACGTAAGGTAATTTAATTCCAGTAGGTTCGCCTTCAGCATCTAAATCTTCATACCCTGGAATATCCAAGTCAGTGTGTATTTCATAAAGTTCACATTGATCGCTTTCGCCATAGCTTGGTTCCATACCTTGCAGTTCATCTATCTCTTCTTGTATTTCATCAGTATCGGTATCAACTATCATCGATTCAGAAATATCAACATCACGATAAAATCCTGCTTGTTGTAATTTTTTAATATCGTTCATAGACATATCAACGATATGCGTAATTCTGCTAGCGCTGTAAATATCAGTTGTGGCATAAGGCACAACTAAGTCTTCTGCTGGAATAAATCTAGAGACAGCACGACCCAAGTTTTGATCGTAATAAACTTTTCTAAATGCCGAACCAGATAATGGTAAATAAAATAACATTTGATCTGTTTCGGTATCGTATTCTTCCATGACATTCATCAACTGATAGTTCATAAATTCACGAACACGATCAGCTTGCGCTTCACTGTCTGGGTTTTTTGCACCAACTACTTGAGTTCTTACTGGGCCATTTGATGGCAGTATTTCTTTGTAAGCTTGTGCTTGAAACTGAGTTACCGATTCTGCTAATAGTGGGTGCATAACGCCAGAGGCACCCTCGAAAGGTTGTGACCTTTCTTCGTAATTCATTCCCAAAGTTTCTAAACCTTCCTTGTAAGTATCTTCCCAACCTTGTCGCGAGGATTTGTCGGCTTCTACGGCGTCAACTAAATCACTGTAAATAACATCGAGCTCATCTTGCTCTAAGTATTCAGCTAAGTTGTCATTGAATTGTTCTGATAAATCTGGCGTTAACACCGAACCAAAGGTTAGGGTTCCATCTTCCCCGCGCTCGAAGACAGATAAATCTATCTCGATGTCTTCTGGTACTTCGACGTTAATTGTTTTATCTTGATTCTCTACATCTAAATCTATTAGATCCTCTGAACCTATTGCTTTATCTATATCTGCCATTAATGTAATACTCTTTCGTCTTTATCAAATATTTCGTACAAGTCATCGTAAAGAGAAATTATATCTTGTAATTCCCCAACTACAGTAACTCCCATCTGTTCCGCTATATTTTCTGCTATTTCCGAGCTACTAGCAAATATATTAGGTCCTTCGTAAATTGTGTTCTCACCCTGCACTCTAAACTCAGTCAAATATATTTTTACTTTCGAGTTTTTTTGAGTCATCTACGTGCTCCTTGTCTAAGACTTTTTTAATTTTATCTTCAGCAGAGTTTAACAATTTTTTAGCATGGTTGCTAAGTTTTACTCCGTAGGCAAATGCTTCGATAGATTCATCAAGGCTGAGATCATCTTTTTCTAGATAAGCTGTGATATTGGTAATCTTCTCCATGGTCTCTTCGTAAGAGAGATCCTCAATCTTCTTTGACATAAAAAATTATTTTTTATCTTTTGCGTTGCTCGCTACTACAGTTGCAGCTGTTACTCCGCCAATGGAGCCTATCGCCTTTCTGTTTCTTTGTTTTCTTTTTTGAGTTTTTTCGTAATTTTTAATTACATCAGAATAATCTTGTTTGCTGTAAAGACCATAATCTTCTTTTTGATTTTTTAACTTTGGTTTGTATTTGTTTATTAAACTTGAAGCTACTTTCTTGGCTACTCCACCTGCGGCAAATTTTAAAGGTATTTCATCTTTAGGTTTTCTTAAACCTAAAGGACCCGCTCTTTCCATACGTTTTATTCTAGCGTCTCTTCTTTTCTTTTTTGTACCTTCTGTTAAAGCGCCAAGTTTTTTATTTTTTGACATGGGTTTTTTTGGTTGACCCGGCATAGGTCCAGCAGGTGTTGGCTTTTTTCCTTTAGAAATATCTTTTACTATATTTTTCTTTATTTTTTTATCGTAATCCTTTCCTTTTTTTCTAACTTTTTTTGCCTCTTCCGCAGATTTTTTTAATCTTTCTTTTCTTATTTTTGCTGCAGCTTTTGCTAATTTTACTATTGACATAATTATCTCCTATTGCGAGGTCCTGTTTTTCTTTTCATTGGTTTTTTAACACTGGTTTTCTTTTTACCGCCAGCATTTAGATAAGATCTTAAAGTGCTGTGCCCAGCTTTTTTAACTTGGTCTTGGGTAACTGTGCTGTATTTTTTACCTTTGTAATTAAAAGTTGAGTTAGGTCCTTTTTCTTTTCTAGCTTTTTTGAAAGCTTCTCCAAAAGTAGGATCTTTTTTTCTAAAAGCATTTGATACTGCTACACCTATTGGAGCCCCAATAGGTATTAAAGATAATAAAGATGCTGCCTTACCGAATTTTGTTTTTCCAACTACTTTCTTAGCTGCATTTGTTACCTTACCTTTTTTAGGAGTTGTTTTATTAGTATTTGTTTTTTTAGGAATAGTTTTATTAGGAGTCGTCTTCCTGATATTTGTCCTCCTAGTATTTGTTTTTTTTCTCGGACCTTTATAAGAACCTACTGATCTTTTTGAAGGCGTCCCAGAAATTACAGGTCCTACTCTTTTTCTTGGCATAATCTTTACTCCTCTAGTAATAAATTCGATTCGTGAAGTCATTATCTTCCATAACTTCATCTGAATCAAGCGATATGAAATTACCTTGACGAAATCTCATCAAGGCTTGAGTCATGGAATCCACTAAGTCATCGTGTTCACTAAACGGAAACGATGCACATTCTTCGATAAGTTCTTCGGCAAAGCCCATGTCTGGCGCCCAAACCATACCCGCTTCAAACATCGGTGCGACCGAGTGCATTCTAGTAACTTTATCGTTGCCTCGCGATGGTCGGAAGTTAATTACAGGTATACCCATCATTCTCAGTTCTTGGGTCAAAGGAGTCCCGCTCGATTGTGCCTCAATCAAGACCATGTCGGGACTCCAGATTTGGTATTCGTCGTAGGCAATTCCCTTGAGCTCTGGAAAATCCCAACGACCTTTTTTAGAATCCAAAAGAATTATTGAATCTGGAGCGTCATCACTCGGACGAAACACACCCCAAGTAGTAATCGCTGAATAGTCAGCCGATTCTTTTTTGGAGAAAGCAGTATCGTAAGACTGAATAATGTAATCAACTGGTGGTGGTTCTTCATCTTCCCAGATATTCCACCACTCTCTTCTAACAATGGCGCCTTCTTC